GAATGGTATTCTGGAGGTTTAATCCCTAGATCTACATTTATTGAGATTGCTAAAAACAATGACGCTTTACCAACTGACTATAATGATGTTACAGGTAAAGATGAAATTTCACAAGATGATAGAATAATATCACCAAGAGAACAATATGAAAAAGAATTATCTTCACTTCAACAAAGTAATGATGAAGACGAAGAGGAGGCTTAATTATAAGTTCTAGGAGGATTGTATGAGATGGTGGCAATTTAATACGATTATACTAACACTAATGTTAATATTGGCTTTATATCAAGGAGGCCATATTTAAGAAAGCAAATGAAATACACACTATTTATATTTTTAACAATATACTTAGCTTCTATTACTGTACTAGCTGCTAAAGCTTACATGGTAATATAATTATAAAGGTAATGAATAATATGATAATAAACGATAGAGATAATTTACTAACAGATTTTGGTAAAACAACATTAAAAGACAGATATCTTTTACCCGAAGAGACATCACCACAAGAAGCATTTATGAGGGCTGCAAAAGCTTATTCAGATAATGAGGAGATGGCGAATAGGATATACGATTATGCCTCAAAAATGTGGTTCATGTATTCAACACCTATTCTAAGTAATGGAGGCACGGGTCGAGGGATGCCTATTTCATGCTTTTTAAATTATGTTGGTGACAGTAGAGAAGGTTTAACTGGTCATTATACTGAAAACGCCTGGCTAACGTCAATAGGTGGAGGTATTGGTGGCTATTGGGGTGATGTAAGATCTGATGGAACAATGACTTCTGGTGGATCTCAATCATCTGGTACTATACCATTTTTACATGTAGTTGATTCAGAAATAATGGCTTTTAGTCAAGGTAAAACTAGGAGAGGTAGTTATGCTGCATATATGGATATATCACATCCTGAGATAAATGAATTTTTAGATATAAGAAAACCATCTGGTGGTGATATACATAGAAAATGTTTAAATCTACATCATGGTATTAATATATCTAATGAGTTTATGGAACTTATTGATAAATGTATATCTGAACCTACTTATGATGATACCTGGAATTTAATAGATCCTCATTCAAAAGAGATAATTAAAAAAGTATCAGCAAGAGAGTTGTGGCAGAAAATACTTGAGAATAGAGTAGCCACTGGTGAACCTTATGTTTCATTTATAGATCATATCAATGACGCATTGCCTGAAACACAAAAAAATTTAGGATTAAAAGTACATCATTCAAATTTATGTACTGAAATAACATTACCTACTGCTGAAGATAGAACTGCTGTATGTTGTTTATCAAGTGTTAATCTTGAAACATATGATGAGTGGAAAGATAATAAATTATTTATACCTGATTTAGTTAGATTTTTAGATAATGTATTAACTAGTTTTATTGAAAATGCTCCTGATAATGTATTTAGGGCTAAGTATTCTGCTACACAAGAGAGATCTATTGGCTTAGGGGCTATGGGATTTCATGCTTATTTACAAAAATGTAATATACCTTTTGAATCTGCTTTAGCTAAGGCTAAGAATTTAAATATATTTAAACATATTAAATCTGAAGCTGTTGCTGAATCTAAAAGATTAGCAGTTAAAAGAGGAGAAGCACCTGACATGGAAGGCACTGGTATGAGAAATGCTCATTTACTAGCTGTTGCACCTAATGCTTCTAGTTCAATTATTTGTGGAACTACTTCACCAAGCATTGAGCCTTATAGAGCAAATGCTTATGTACAAAAAACAATGTCTGGATCTTTTTTAGTAAAGAACAAACATTTAGAAAAATTATTAGAAACAAAAGGAATTAACAATGATAAAACGTGGACTTCTATTCTTGCTAACCGTGGTTCGGTATTGCATATCAAAGATCTGTCAGATTACGAAAAAGATGTATTTAAAACTTCGATCGAAATTAACCAACAATGGATAATTGAACATGCTGCTGATAGACAAGAGTTTATTTGTCAAGGTCAGTCATTAAATGTATTTGTACCAGCTGATGTAAATATAAAAGAATTACACGATATACATATGTTAGCCTGGAAAAGAAAATTAAAAACATTATACTATTGTAGAAGTGAAGCTATTAAAAGGGCTGAACTTGTATCATTAAAAGTTGAAAGAACAATAATACCTGAAGCTGATTGTTTAGCTTGTGAGGGATAAAGGAAATAAAATATGAGTCTATTTAAGACAAGAACACATTATAAACCATTTGATTATGAATGGGCGTTTGAAGCTTATGATACTATGCAAAAAATGCATTGGTTACCAAGTGAAGTACCATTGCATGAAGATATTAGAGATTGGAATGAAAGATTAACTGACGAAGAAAAAAGTCTTATTAGTAATATTCTTAAATTCTTTACTCAAGGAGATGTTGATATTGCTCAAGCTTATTTAGATAGATATATACCTAAGTTTAAACCACCTGAAGTTAGAATGATGTTAAGTTCATTTGCTAATTCAGAAGCTAATCATGCACATAGTTACTCATTACTTAATGATACTATTGGTGAAACACAATTAACTGATTATAAGGCTTTTCAAGAATATAAAGAGATGTCTGATAAACATGCTTATTTATTTAAGTCTAAGGGCACTGGAGTAGAGGGTCTTATAAGAGATATTGCTTGTTTTAGTGCTTTTGGTGAAGGTTTACAATTATTTGCATCGTTTGTTATGCTACTTAATTTTCAAAGATTTGGTCGTATGAAAGGGATGTGTCAAATAGTTACCTGGTCAATAAGAGATGAAACACATCATGTTGAAGGTATGATAAAATTATTCCATCAACTTATAAAAGAAAATCCTGAAGTATGGACAGAAAAATTTAAAGCTGAAATATATCAAACAGCTAGGGATATGGTAGATCTAGAAGATAAGTTTATAGATCTTGCATTTAACATGGGTGGTATAAGAGGTTTAAAATCTGAAGAGGTTAAAAAATATATAAGATATATTGCAGATAGAAGATTATTACAATTATCTTTAAAACCAAATTATAAAGTTAAAGAAAACCCTTTAAGCTGGCTTGATTGGGTTATTAATGGTGTTGAACATGCAAACTTTTTTGAAAGTAGAGCAACTGAATATAATAAAGGCACTATAACAGGAAGTTTGTGGGGTTAAAATGGTAAAATATGTTTTAATATTAATGCTATGTTCTGGAACAGCTGAACAATGTTTTAAACCAGTTAAACACGAATTTTTATTTGAAGATTACTATAGTTGTATAACAAATGGATATACTTTATCGAAGGATACATTAAATACATTTGGTAAACCTACTGTTAATTCAAATAAATTTTATGTTAAGTTTATGTGTGATGAAAACACAGGAGAAAATACTTAAAATGGCAAAATACCAAGGTCGTACTGTTAAGCTTAATAAGCCTATGCAGGGTGACGTTAAAAAATTTAAAGTTTTCGTTCGTAATGCAAATGGTAATGTTGTGAAAGTTAACTTTGGTCAAAAAGGGATGAAGATTAGAAAATCTAACCCTAAAGCAAGGGCAAGTTTTAGAGCAAGACATAAATGTTCTACTCCTGGCCCTAAAACAAAAGCAAGATATTGGTCTTGTAGAAAGTGGTAATTACAATGGCTTACAAAAAGAAAAAATATAAAGGTAAATCTTGTTGGAAAGGCTACCGAAGAGGTAAGGGTAGTAGTTGTATAAAAATGAAAAAGAGGTAAGGAGATGGCAAGATGTTGTTGCGAAGTAAGAAGAGTAAGAAGAAAAAAGATGACGATAAGAAGAAAAAGAAGAAAATAAGACGTAAATATAAATAATAACAATAAAGGAAAATAAAATGAGTGATAATAAAAATGAAGTTAAAGAAAGAACAATTAATATTGATGGTAAAGATTATAAAGAGAGTGAATTACCAAATACCGTTATAAATAATATAGCAATACTTTCTGATATTAATAATAAAAAAATGTTAACATCTATTGATTTAGATAAATTAAACATTTTATCAGCTACCTATTCAAAAAGAATATCTGATGAAATGAATAAACCAGCTGAATCATCAAAAGAGGAAGATAAAACATTTGAAAATGAATCTAAGAACTAATTAAGGAACTAAATGAGTATAAACGATGATATACTATCTAGAGAGCTGAAACACCGTGCTCTATTAAGTCTTTACGAAAAGAAACTAGATAATGATTTAACAAAAGTCATGTCATCCCATAAAAAACGATTAGTAACTTCAGCGTTAAAGAATGGTAATAAAAGTGTAAATGCTTTAAACCGTGCTTTAACTTTAGAAACACGAAAAACTTATCGTAAAATATACAGAAATGGAATTACAGAACTAAAAGCTTTAGCTAGTACTAGTTCTAAATTTCATAGTAATACTTTAAAACAAAGTTTAGGTAAGGTTTACAGAAGTAAAGTATATACTGGGTTGAAAGTTAATGATTTAATAATTAATTCAGCAGGAACTTATTCTGAACAAATAGCATCTATAAGTCTAGCACAACAAAGACGTATTAAAGATGTTGTTAAAAGAGGTATGATTGATAACTTAGCTGTTAATAAAATAGCTGATAATGTAGGTCGTTCTATTGATTTACCAAGTGCTCAATTAAAAACTTTATCTAGAACTGCTATAACTGAAACATCAAGTAATATATCTAATGCAACATATAAGTTAAACGAAGATGTAATTGACGGTTATCAATATGTGGCAACATTAGATTCCAGGACTTCTTTGATCTGTGGAAGATTAGATGGTAAAGTTTTTAGATTAGATGATAAAACAGGTGTAAGACCGCCTCAACATTTTAATTGTAGATCTACAACTGTACCTATTGTTAAGTCTTATGAAGATTTAAGAGATACAAAAAGTTCTAGAATTAGTAAAAGAAGATTAAAAAGAATATCTAAAAGTAAAAGAGCATCTTTTAATGGTCAAGTTCCTTCTGAAACTAATTTTGCTAAGTTTTTATCAGAGCAAAATAATGATTTTAAGTTAGCTGTATTAGGTAATAAACGTAGAGTTGATATATTTAATACTGGTAAATTAAAGTTTACACAATTTAGTACAAAAGACGGTAAACTAGTATCTATAAGTAGATTAGAAGAATTACTTAATGGTGCTAAAACTAAACCTACTACAGTTACTACTGCATTGCCTAAAACTGTAGTTAAACCTAGATCTGCTAATGTAGAAATTGGTTATATATTAAATAGGGGTTCTACTAAATTAAGACAAAGATATGATGATGACTTTAACTCACAACTTACTGATCAACAAAAGATTATTGTTAATAAATTTGATAAACCACAAGAGATTAAAAATACTGTAAAAGGTGTTTATTATTCTGAAAGTCAATTACTTCAAGCTAAACTAGATTCTAGAGATGGTAGTAAATATTCTAATAAATCTGTTAAGAGTTATGTAATAAGCCATGAATATGGACATCATATTGATTACGTATCTAATTATAGTAAATTTGATGCTTGGTCTGAAACTAATAAAGATTTTATAAATGCTATAAAATTAGATAAAAAAATATTTTTTGGTAAAAATGAAACTGCAGCATACGAAAAAATACTTAGAAAACTTTCTGAAAAAAAAATTGTAGATGTTTATAGTAAATATGACAAGACTAGGGTTATTGCAAAAGTTCCTATAACAAATCTAAAGGGTAATGGTTTTGGTGAAGTGTCTGATATCGTAGATGCATTAGCTGAAGGTTATTTTAGAAAAAATTACAATATGTATGGTCACGAAATATCTTACTGGAGAAGATCTGGTGCTGTAGAAAAAGAGATATTTGCTAATTTATTTTCAGTTAGACATGATAAAAAGGCTTATGACTTAGTTAAAACTATTATACCAAACACAGTTAAAGAGTTTGAGAAAAGACTTTTAGAACTAGAAAAATTATAAGGTTAAGGAAATGATATTAACAGAAAAAGAAAGACGACAAAAATTATTAGAGGTTAAATCTAATAAAGGTTTTTATGATTTGTATAAGGAAGTTTTTAAAGAAGAAGTTCCTGAAACACAAACTAGAAATCCAAATGAAGCAATAGAAAATATCTGTAACGCTATTTACAACAATGAAAAATTAATAGCTAAGCCTCTTGCAAAAGATGCCTGGATATAATCTATATAACAGAATTTATATTTTGTTTATAAGTATAAGTTCATTAATAAATATAACAAGGGCCGTGTCCCAAGGAGAAAAAAATGAGTGAAGAAACACAAGTTCAAGAAACAAAAACAGAAGCTAAAACAGAACAAGTAGATATTAAATCTCTTGTAGATGCGGAGGTTTCAAAAGCAATTAAAAATATAAAAGTTAATTTAGATTCTGCATACTCAGAACGAGATGCTGCATTGGCACAAGTTGAACAAGCTAAAGCCGATAAACAAAAAGCTGAAATAGAAGCCTTAGAAAAACAAGGTAAACATTCAGAAGTTATGCAAATGAAATTAAGTGAATTAACTACTAAACTTGAAACTTATGAACAAAAAAATACAGAATTGAGTAGAGATAACGCTGTGCGAACTCAACTTAACTCTTTAAACTTCAAATCTGATAAAGCAGCTAAAATGGCTTATTCAGATATTGTAGGAAGTTTAAAGAAAGACGCTTCAGGAAATTGGGTGCATGAAACTGGATTAAGTATTGAAGATGCCGTGTCATCATATGCTAAAGACGATAATAATGCATTTTTATTTTCTGTAAAAGCAAATGCAGGAACTGGGATAAATCCAGCTAAACCTGCATCAGGAAACAATCCTGTCAAATCTATAAAAGAGATGTCAACTGATGAACTGCTTTCAAATATTGAAAAAGGTAACATTAAAGTTGACGGTGAATGGTCTGAATAGATCAAATCTTTTATAATAATAACCGTAACAATTATGTTACATAAATAATAAAAGGAAAATACAATGGCTGTA